CCTCATCTACGTCCTCAAAACCGGGCAGGTCGTAGTCCACTTGGAACTCCAACAAGACGATCTCACTCTCTTCACCAGAAGGGGACTGGCCTGTCAACTTGTCAGTGCTTTGCTGTATGGAAGACGAATTAGGCTCATCTGTGGCCTGTGCTGAATCTAAATAGCGCCCAGCTATTACCGCCTTGCGGTAGGCATTGGTAGACATGCACACACGGTGCGTAATGCGCTCGCACTTGCTCATGACCGACGACCCATGGTATGGGATGTACAAGTCATCAGGCAAAACCAAGCAGCTGACCATGCGGCCTAGCGACTCATCGTAGTACACCTTCTTAAAGGCAGAACCGCCGTAGCCCACATAGAACAACAGCTGGTCAAAATCAGGCGTGTACTCTTCCATCACGCCTGTGATCTGGTAGTTCATGAAGTCGCGCACGCGATCAGCCTGCATCAACTTCTCTCGGGTCTCCTTGCCCAAGACCCGAGTTCGAACAGGGCCATCAGAAGGCATTAGCTCTTTCATGGCCTGCGCTTGAAACTGCACAATGCTCTCGGACAACAGCGGGTGGTACACGCCACACGCGCCCTTAAATGGTTTAGTACGATCTTCTAGAGAAAAGCCCAGTAGCTCCATGCCGCCGCTGTACTGCTTTTCCCAAGATTCACGAGATGCCTTATCCGCCTCAAACAAAGTTGTTAGCTCCGACGACATGCTGGACAAGACATCTGAATCAAGGACCTCGGCTAGGTTGGTGTCATAGGCGACATCCGCCTCTTCTTCCTCTCCTAGGTTGACGACAACACTGCCATCTTCCTCTAGCTCGATCTCAATATCAGGGGCTTCTTCCTCTGAAAGAATCTCAATATCTAGGCTTTCTGCCGTCTCTTTTTCTATGGCCATTCTGTTTCCTTACAGGGGTTACAGGTACTTCCTGTTGTCGTTCATTGTACGCTCAACCATGCCGCCTTTGGCAAATCCCTCTGCCCCGCCTTGCCTGTACGTGTTAAAAGCGTTCTGTATTTCGTCGTTTCCTGCCCTGTAGTCTGCGTACTCTTTGCCCCAGTCCACAGAAACGGATTTATCAAGCGCCTCCCCTTTGTTGTTCATTTGGTAAGACTCCTCGACAACGCGGTCGGGCTTTATCGTATCAAACAAATTGAATAACTCCGTGTCCGAGGACGGGCGGGAGTTAAAGCGACCCTTAATCTGCGTGACTACCCTTTCAACAGAGCCATCCGGGCGCTGCCTGTTTGCAAGCTCGACGGTCAGTGAAGGCATGCCCTCTTTATTGCGCAAGGAGTAAATCTCTGCTTTTCCAGCATCAAAGGCCGCTTTGCCTCCTTCGTTGTAGGTGCCGTACTCATTGTAGTCCTTAACGGAATGGTTCATGGCCTTGCCCTCCATATAGGCACCCTTAGAGTCAGTCAAACGAACCCAATTTAACAGCTTATTTTTGCTTGGCGTGTTAAAAGGGACAGTAAACATAAGCATTTTTTCCGCCTTCTTGCCATCCTTGCCCAAGCTGCCCATGCGACCCTCGCCTACGTCATTGGCTACCCTGTAGAAATCACGCTTAAAAAGCAGGTCGGCGTTCACACGTTCCACAGCTTGTGGATATGTCATTCTTGACAGTTCTTCAGCGGGAATGTTTACAAGCTCTGGGCCAACTACGTTTGGAGACAAGAAGCTTGGGACAAAGTAGTCCTTAATGTTAAACAGCGTTTCGTTGAATTTCTCAGCTTCCTGCACTGCAGGTATATCTGTGGCGTTTTCTAAGTTTCTATAGGAGGGCAGCGCGCTATTTACGGTAAGCTTGCCTATTTGTTCGGGCATAAGTTGTTGCTTTTCCCCTGCTTCCAAAGTACGTAAGGCCAACTGCTCTGTTGCGGCAGATCCAGCCTCCTCTCCCATGCCTTGTTTAGCAAGGTAAGCCTGCATGCCCGCATCATAGCCCCGGGTCATGTCCTGCATTGCTTCAGGGTCTCTTTTGGCTTGGCGGGCCATGTAGCCTTTGACCAGTTCGCCTGCGCCTCCCACAGGGACAATGCGTTTGTCTATTAGTGCCTTGTAAATAGGGTCGTTGGTGGACGCGTAGCTCTTGGAAAAATACTCCCGCCCCTGTTCTAACAGGAAGTTTGCTACTGCTTTCGCTTTTACAGGGTCCTCCGTAGCTTTCACAGCAGCGACGATGCCCTCGTTTGTTATTTGGTCCAATCCGCCTATCTGGTTGCTTTCAAAAGAATAGCGAGAACCTCCGGGGGCCATGGGAATACTGGCAAAAGAATAGGGAAACTTAAACTCTACCAAATCAAAACCGGGCTGGGAAACCATGGTGCCACCGGGGGGCCTAACCGCCATCGCCAAATTGCCCGAGGCCTCCATGCGCTCGCGAAGCGCGGCGTATGCAGCATCATCAGGAACTTTTGCACCGAGCTGTCGTATCTTGCTACGTTGCATCTCCCCCACGGTCATGTCTTCCAACGCACGCGCTGCCTGCCCAACCTTCTGTGTACCAGTAGCTACAGCTCTTGGTACAGAAGCGGGATTGACCATCGACGCACCAATCTCCCCGGCAAGACGGAAGTTAGCCAGAGTTGGATCAGTCTCATCGCCCGGGCGGATGCCCAACCGCGTTGCTTGTTCCTTGATCCAATCACTGCCTGCCACGGGGCGCTCTGTGTCGTAACCAAACGGGCGCATTGCCATGGTGGCTATGTCTACCCCAGAACCGGCAAAAGAATATGGAATATCGCCTACGCCACGAAGCGTTGCAAGGGCGTACTCACGTAGCCTGTCGTTTGTAATGCTCGGGGGCGGGCTATCCCCTGCCCCAGCCATTAAAGCTGCCTCAGGGTCGTCTGCCACGGCCTCACCACCCTTAGCATAGGCATCCGGTGGGCGCTCCATAAGCTGGCGTGCCCTATCAGCGCGCGCGTCCATGGCTTCTTGGCTCATGATCCACGGACGACCCTCTTTTTGCTCAAAGCTGGACTGCATGGCCATCTCCTTGACCAGCTGCTCCAACTGAGCTTGGCTCGTGGCCCGTTGACCAAGCTCAATACCCAAACGGTTATTGTGCGTGTCGTATGCAAAATCATCCCGTGGCTCGCCAATACCAAACAACGAAGCAGCAGTCTGCAAATTACTGGTGTATTCGTGCGTTTTGCCTAATAAATTAGCAGCAGTAGGGCCATATTTGCGAGCAACAGTGCCCGCGGCCAACAAATGACGGGCCGCGTCACGCGGATCATCCTGCCCTGCCATGCCGGGGAACATTTCCTCTGATCGGCGGGTGGCGTATTTGCTTACATCCTGTATCCGGGGCGTATCATCTTGTACTTCTCCGCCTTCTGCCAGTAATTTAGGCATGGACAGGCCCGGCCGCTCAGACAGTGGGGGCTGCATCGCATCAAAAGGATTGACGCTTGGGCCGAGGTCTAGGGCCCTCAACGAATTGCGCGCCGACTGTGCCTCCACAGCCGTTGTAGAAGACGCAGCATCCTCTTGCTCATCATCCGTGGCTTCACCCAACATCATCGCAGCCACCGCCGCCTGATAGTTAGGGCCATAGATCGAAATCCGGTCCCGCGCCGTAGGAGCCTTGGTCCCCGTGGCAATCTCTACATCCGCCTCACGTGAATACGCATCAGGAACCACGGTGCGCGTCACATCGCTCGTGGGATAACGCTGACCACCTGTGCCTAATTTCTTGGCAAACCCCGTCAACACCTCATTAACCGTCTGGCCCTTTAGGTTGGGATTGGATTGCATAACCCGTTTGGAAACCACCGAACTAATCGAGGCCAACGGATCCGCCGACAAAACCCTGCGGCTACCAGTTGGGCCAAAAAAGTGAGCAGCATATAGCTCCTCAGCCCGCGGATCACGGCCCAAGGTCTTAGCCAACATCGCACCGTTTTTCACCAAAATATCCATGCCTACCCGAATGTTTTCATCCGGATCAAGCGCTCGACCCTTGGCCCCACCATAATCCGACCACGTCTCATCCGTTACCTGATACAAACCCTTGGCACTAGAGTCGGGGTTCTTCGCATCAGGACGCAAGCTGCTCTCTGCCCGCGCTATAGCAATAGCTACCGCCGGATCAACGCCGCGAGCCTGCGCGGCACGCGTAATCATGTCTTTAATATCTTGGGCCATGCACCGCGGTCCTTGGTTGTCGAACTAGACGATATTGTACAACCGCCTCAATAATATTCAAGCCCCCTCGAATCCTCCTCAGATTCCTCAGGCTCATCATCATCCCCCAACGACAAAAAGTTGCCCTGACGAAAGCGAGACCAAGCCATAACCGCCGAATCCACCTGATCGTCATACGAACCCGCAGGAAATGCCGCGCACTCCTCAACAAGCTCCTCGGCCCACTCCTCACCCTCCGGATACCAAATCATCCCCGACTCCAACAACGGAGCCACCGCGTTAGCCCTGCTTACCTTATCTTGGCCCGTGCGCCGCCCACCGGGACTGTACATAGTCACAGGTATACCAACCTTGCGGAATTCCTGCTGCAACGGCGTGCCCGTAGCTTTCGCCTCAATCAACACGTTGTCCGGATTCCAATACCGGTACTCGTCCCGCGCTATGCGCTTTAACTCCGGGAAATCCCAGCGCCCCCTCTTAACACCTAGCAAAATTAAATTTGGCCCCGAATCAGCACTGGGCGAAAACACCCCCCACGTGCTAATAACAGAGTAATCCGCACTCTCCTTCTTCGAATACGCCGTATCGTACGACTGGATAATGTACTCA